ATGACGGTGCCCGGTATCGGCCCGCTGATCGCGACGGCCATAGCGACCCTTGCGCCGCCGCCCGAGACCTTCCGCAAGGCCCGGGATTTTGCTGCTTGGCTCGGCCTCACGCCCCGCCAGCATTCGACGGGCGGCAAACAAAGGCTCGGGGCCACGACGAAGATGGGCGAGCGATCACTGAGGCGTCTGCTGATCATTGGCACTAACAGCGTCATCATCAAACGGCACGTCCATGCCGCAGCCAGACCAGGCTCGTGGCTGGCCGGGATGCTGACGCGCAAGCCGCCAATGCTGGTGCGGGTGGCGCTGGCGAACAAGATGGCGCGCATCGTCTGGGCCCTGATGGCCCGCGGTGGCGTTTACCAATCTCCGGCTGCGGCGGCATAAGCCCGCTGTAGGTCGCGAGGGCGTCGGAGCGGAAGAGGGCAAGGAGAAGTTTGGCGCAACGATCGTGAGACGGGATCAGAGGAACCAGCCTGCAACAAAGTGCCCCCGAGCACGCGGCGTTGATTTGGAGCCTGATCCGCGAACAGCATACGGGCCCGCGGCATCTGTGAGGTAGCATCATGAGGCCGGACATATGTCAGCACCCGACAACGCGTCAGAAAATGCTTCAAAATCCCGCTTGCGCTTGGGGCGGTTACATATGTTGCATATCTTTCTCGGTGACGTCCCAGGGCGCGGCGTAGCTTTCGGTGGCCATCGGGTTTCCTCGCGACCTTTCTAGCGAATTTTCTTGCGTGGGATATGGACGCTTTCGGACTGAAAGCGATGAAGCCGCCTGTCGATCTGGAGTCGGTTCTGTTCAGGTTCTTCTGGAGTTCACGGCTGGCGAACGATGCCGGTGGCGCTTGGATCAGGTCGATCGTGATCGAGACCTGTCGGCGCCTACAGTCCCAAGCGGAAGGAAAGCTATCCGTCGAAAACCTCATCGGTTATCATTCCGGGGCTTAGTTTTTTCAAACCTCTAAGACGCGCAAACAGCCGTTTTGTGGGCTGTCCGACATACGTGGTCGGCGCAGCGAACGACCGCTCTGGACCGTTCAAATCTGCTTGCCATTACGTGGCTCAGAGCATTCCAAGAGGTTCTCGATCTACGAAAAAGTGGTGCCCGGGGGCGGAGTGCATAAAATTATATGAATCAATGACTTATGGAAAAGTGGGGCGCTAAATCTTCCCATAGTTTCATTAGGTTTTTCAGGATTTTTGTCCCACCCGTTCGGCGCTTCACGGCCAACAGAATCCAATCCTTCGGAATCAAAAACCCCCACCGGCTGCGACCAGTGGGGGCCATGAAAACCGACTAGCGGGACCGGCTAAGTCCCCGTGTCGCGGCACCGAAAGAGGAAGATACGATGCCCGAAAAAGGTAGCACCAAAGCCCCCAAAGGCCAAGTCTCCGCCGCTCTTGACCACGCCGAAGCTGGACACCCCGTCCTGCCGTGGCGCTGGAAGGATGGCCACAAGGTACCCCATATCACCGATTGGCCGAACAAGGCGACGACCGATCCGACGCAGATCCGCAAGTGGTGGAAGAGATGGCCTGAAGCACAAGTCGGCATTGTGACCGGAGAGCGATCTGGAATTGACGTGCTGGACCTCGACCAGAAAGACGGCAAGGACGGCGTGGCGGCGCTACGCGAGGCGGGGCACACCGTGGACTCGCCCGTCATTATTAAGACCCCTACTGGCGGGCTGCACTATTGGTTTGAGCATGTGCCCGGCCAGCGCAAGGTCGAGAACCTTAACGGCATGGAGGGCGTGGACGTTCGCGCCGATGGTGGCTGGGCTGGCGTGCCGGGTTCGGACGGCTACAGCTATCAGACGGGCGATTTGCAACTGTGGACGGCGCTGCGCGACGTGGCACCGCCCGCGTGGCCGCTGCCCGTCCAGCGCCGCAGGGCGGTTAGCGTCAGCACCGCCGAACCTTCCGGGCTGCCCTTCCATGTGTTGCGCGACGCACTGCTGTCGCTGCCGATTGAGGCGCGGCAAGTGCATTTCGGCTCTGATGGGGAGTGGTTCAAGATCGGGCGCATCATCTATGACGAAACTGGCGGCTCTGAAGATGGCAACGCACTCTGGCACGAATGGTCCGAAGGCTGGGGCGGCTATGACTATCATGAAGCCCAGTCCAAGTGGTGCCGGGAAGACGCCTACACGGGCGAGCGTGCGACTGTTTGGGCGATCCTGCGTCCTGCAATAGATGATGGCTGGAAGCATCCCGGCTTTGACGCATGGCAGGCGGCCGAGGCGGCGGGCGACTTCGACGGGCCGGACGCGGAAGAGGAGGAGGAGATTGCCGCGCTGGTGCGCGGACCTTCAAAGGCTCTGGCCCAAGTCGAATGGGGCACGCCGTTGATGCGCGGCGACCGGCCGATTCCGAACCTGTTCAACACGGTGATCTATCTCGGCAAAAACCTCGACTCGATCCTGCCCGGGCTGTCGCACAATCTCATGAACGGCCGGGACGAATGGCGGGACGGCCAGCTAAACGACGCGGCCGTGTCGCTTGCCAGAATGGCGCTGGAACGCCGGGGGCTCGATACCGTCGGCAAGGAAATGGTGGCCGACGCCGCCCACGTTGTCGCCCGCAAGCGCGCCCACCATCCGATCCAGGACCAGCTCAACGGCTTGGTATGGGACGGCGTGGCGCGGCTGGACTCGTGGCTTGTGCGGCACGCTGGGGCGGAAGACACGCCCTACGCCCGGACCGTCGGGCGGAAGTTTCTGGTGGCCATGGTGGCGCGCGTCATGAAGCCCGGATGCAAGCAAGACCACACGCTTGTTCTGTCCGGGCGTCAGGGTCAGAACAAGAGCACGGCTTGCCGCGTCTTGGCGGGGGCCGAGTATTTCAGCGACACGTTGCCGTCCATCCGTGGCGATAAGACCGACGCAATCCGCCACCTGCAAGGCAAGTGGCTGGTGGAGCTGGCCGAGCTGGCCCCGTCCCGGAAGAGCGAAACGGAAGACCTGAAAGCCTTCCTCTCCGGTGCCGTGGACCGGGTGAGGCTTCCGTATGCGAAATTCGATGAAGCCTTTCCCCGCCAATGCGTCTTTGTCGGCACGACCAATGAAGACCAGTTTTTGCGGGACGCGACGGGCGGGCGACGCTTCTGGCCCGTGGCGGTAACGCGGGTAATCGACGTGGATGCACTGGCAGCCGAACGCGACCAGCTCTTTGCGGAAGCCGTGGCAGCGTTCAAGGCGGGCGAACCGTGGTGGCTGGACCGCGACTTTGAAGCCGAGCACGCCGCGCCGGTTCAAGCCGCTGCCTACGTCTCGGATAGCTGGGCGGAGGATGTGTCGGCATGGCTGGACAAGCCGGAAGACGACTTCGGCGGGCAGATAACGCCCCGGTGCGAGGTTACCATTTCCGAGGTCCTGAGTGGGGCTCTGGGCATTTTGACCGGGCGGCATACCCGAGCGGATCAAATGCGGGCAGGTGCCGTGCTGATGGAGCTGGGATGGGCGAAGCACCACACGCGACGCGGCAAAGTCTGGCGGCGGCCGGAGCAATGATGGTGACTTCCGTGACTACCTCTGTGACTACCTGCCGTCACAAGCAACCATCTGTTTTCGATGGGTTAATTCGCCCTGTGACTACCGTGACTACCTTTAGCGGAAAAAACCGCTGGGGAAGTAAGACGGCTGCCCAACCCATGGCCGACAAGACTCAGCCACTACAATGGGGAAAAGGTAGTCACGGTAGTCACAGCGTGCAAAGGCGCAATGAATACATGGCCTTACGTGTGACCCATCCGAACGTGAGGTGGTCACACGTTACTAGGGCTAAGGGTAATCAGTGTTACCGACTTTACCGGCTTTACCGTGACGGGTCCTTTCCAGCGGGTGGGAACGCGGGGGTCGCGGAGCCCCGGTGTTTCACTCTTCAAAAACAAATTACCTGCAAAAACTCCACTTTACTGCGTAAAGTAAATATAGTAGTAATAGCGATATTAGCAGTCAACTTAGGGGAATCGCTATGAGCTTGAAAACCATCGAGATCGACTTTGACATCCACAAGCGTATTGAGGCTGAGCGTCGCAGCTTCGACGAGCCACATTATGTTGCGCTCAGGCGGCTGCTTGGGTTGCCGGAAATCGAACCGGCGGAAATCGTGGACGAGGACCTAAGCCGCGAAGGGCTCCCCTTTGTTGAAGATGGAGTCTCTGTTCTTCACGGCTCCGACGCCCGGATGCGTTACTTGCGTGGCACGCAGCTCTATGAGGGCAAGTTTCTAGACGGGAAGCTGGTTGTGGATGGCAAGGCGTACCCGACCCTTTCCGCAGCCGCATCCGATCTCGCCCGCACCAAGGATGGCAAGAAAACAAGTCTGAATGGCTGGCTCTACTGGGAAGTTCGGGCTCCGGGGACTGCCAAGTGGCGAGCGATGAAGGACTTACGCGAGCAAGCCCAACACCAGCTCACTAACGTGAAAAAATGGGTGTGAGAAAGGGGGGGGCATTGAACGATATTCTTGCAGACGAACTCACCGAAATCGAAGCGTTGGTAAACGGTCCGCCCAAAAAGCGGACCGTGACCGCTGGCGAGCTGGCGGATTGGCTGGGCATTACCGCCAACCGCGTCTCGGCTCTGGCACGAGACGGCATCGTTCCCCGCGACGACGCGAAACGCTTCCCGCTCAAGGCCGCCGTCCGGGCCTATGCCGAGCACGCCCGCGCCGGGGCAACCGGTCGCCGGGCGGACGCTGAACTGTCGGCAGAGAAACTGCGACTGGCGAAGGCCAACGCGGACAAGCTCGAACTGGCGAACGCCAAAGCGAGGGGAGAGTTGATCGCGGCGGCCGAAGTGGAACGCGCTTGGGCTGGCGTCCTGCGCGACGTGCGCGCCGCCTTCCTTGCCCTGCCGAGCCGGGCCGCTGGCAAGCTCGGCCACCTGACCCCGCACGACCTGAAGACGCTGGACGCCGAAGTGCGCGACGTTCTCATGGAGCTGTCGGACGATGATTGATGTGCTGACCCGGACCCGCCGCAACGCGCTGGCGGCGCTGAAGCCGCCGCCGCGCCTGAGCCTGCCCGACTGGATCGAGTCCACCATGCGGCTGCCCGAGGGCGTCTCGGCCACGCCCGGCCGCGTGAGCCTCTGGCCGTATCAACGCGGCATTGCGGACGCTATCAGCGACCCGCTGATTGAGCGGGTTACCGTGGTCAAGCCGGTGCGCGTCGGGCTGACCACGCTGCTGTCCGGCACGGTGGCGTCCTACATCGCCAACGAACCCGCGCCGATCATGGTCTTGCAGCCGACCGAGGCTGACGCCCGCGACTACGTGGTGAGTGACCTTGAACCGATCTTCGCCGCCACGCCCGAGCTGAAGGGCCTGCTGGCGGCCGAGTCCGATGAAGCCGGGCGCAACACCCTCCTGTCCCGCCGCTTTCCGGGTGGCAGCCTGAAAGTGGTGGCGGCGAAGAGCCCCCGGAATCTGCGCCGCCACAATATACGCGTCCTGCTGATCGACGAAGCCGACGCCATGGAGCCCGGGGCCGAGGGCTCGCCCCTGACGCTGGCAGAACGCCGCACCCTGAGCTTCCCTAACCGCAAGATCGTGCTGGGCAGCACGCCCACGCTGGAAGCCACCAGCAACGTGCTGCGCAGTTATGCCACCAGCGACTCCCGCGTCTATGAGGTGCCGTGCCCGCATTGCGGCGGCTTCCATGAAATCACATGGTCGGACATTCAATGGCCCGAGGGCGAGCCCCTGAAAGCCGCCTATGTCTGCCCGAGCTGCGACGGCGTGACCGAAGAACGGCACAAGCCCGCCATGGTGGCCGCCGGGTGCTGGCGCATCACCCGGCCCGAGGTGGAAGGCCATGCGGGCTTCCGGCTCAATGCGCTGGTGTCCACACTGGCGAACGCCTCTTGGGGCAAGATCGCGCAAGAGTTTCTGGAGTCGAAGGCCCACCCGGACAAGCTGCAAGTCTGGACGAATACGCTCATGGGCCAAGGCTGGCGCGAGGCGGCCGAAGAGATTGACGACGCCGCTTTGGCCGCCCGGGCCGAGCCCTTCGCGCTGCCCGACGCGATCCCGCCCGAGGTGCTATTCGTGACGGCCGGAATCGACGTGCAACGCGACCGGCTGGAAATGGTCTTTCTCGGCTGGGGCCGCGACGAAATCTTTGTGCTTGGGCAATCCGTCATTTGGGGCGACCCGATGGGGGAAGACGTGTGGGCCGAGCTGGACGACGCCTTGCGCACCATCTGGAAGCACCCCAAAGGCGGCTTCCTTCGGGTGGACGCGGCGGGCATCGACGCAGGCGACGGCGTGACCATGGACCGAGTCCTGGGCTTCTGCCGCCCGCGCATGGTCCGGCGCATCTTCGCCGTGAAAGGCGCGTCCGGTGACCGGCAAGCGATCCGTGCGAGCGACACGCGGGGCGCACGTCTCTTCATCGTGGGGGTGGACGGCCTGAAGGAGCAGCTAATCAACCGCCTGACCCGGGGCCGCTCTGTCCGCTTCAGCGACACACTGGAAGGGCGGTTCTTTGAGGAACTGGCGTCCGAACGGCTGGTGGTCCGTTATCGGCGCGGAGCCCCCGTCCGGCAATGGGAACGCACCCCGGGCCGCCGGGCAGAGTCCCTCGATTGCGTGATCTACGGCATGGCCGTTCGGGCGCTGGTAAACGCCAGCGTGGATCGTCGCGCAGAAGAGGTTGAGGCAAGGACTCTTTCCAAACCAACGCCCTCTGTGGTCAAGTCGTCTTGGCTGAGCAGATAGGCGGCCCAAGTACGAATGACCCGGCGCAATGGAGCTTTATTTTGAGGAAGATTTTCTACTGGGCTCAGCGTGTTATTGCGGACTTGTCAGAGCGGACGAGTGAGAGAACACGCTGGTCAACTTTGAAGAATTTCACTCGATCAAGAGCTGCAAAGCTTAGTGCGCTCGCGCCGTTCGTTGGGTATCTGGTTCTCTATAATTCTCAGATTCAGGAATATTTGCGGCTAAACTTTTTGGTTCCAGAAACTGGTTATGGCGTTGTTTGGCTTAGAGAGAATAGTCTACACTTCCTTTATTTCGGGTTAGTTTTTTATGGGGCGGCGGCAGCAATTTTCGCGACGGGCTGTCCAAACAAAGTCCGAGAGAACGAGAATATTATTGAGTACGTTTCGAATATGGAGTCGGTCAAGACGGATAATCTTGTTTATAGGCATTTAAGAAGCGCAATTGAGACATTCTTTAAGTACAACGAAGGCGAAAGAGCCAACCGCTTTTTTGGGGACTTGCATCCCAGCTTCCCATACGCGGCTGCGGAGCCTCTACATCTTCTTATTGATAGATTAGCGGGGCTTGCGGAGCTGGGCTCTGATACACTCGCTGAGCTTCAGACGGGGACCGGTCACTTCATGACTGATAGGATTATGGAGTTGATGGTGAGCGAAAGAAGAGCAGAGCGAGCGTTTCATATGCCGCTTTACCATGTGGCAAACGATTTATCAAAAGAAGTATTCTATGTTGGATATAGAATAGACGACTTTCGTAACTTCCCGATTAGAGCACTTATTTACATTCTGTTTATTCTTGGGCTGGCGTGTCTTCTAATTCCAACCTTAACGACTATGCTGATAGTCTTATTTTCTGTGCTATAGTTTCTTGCTAGGTGTCCAAAATGAAATTGGCGGGCCGATGTGCCCGCCGCTTTATTTGCCAATCTTTGTGGCATGTTGCTTCGTTTCAGCTCCGAATGACAAGCGGCGCACGAAGGTCTCCCGACTTCATGGTGTGGCGGCCTTCGGTGGCGAAGGCGATAGGGTCGGGCACGTCCGGCATTCCACGTGCCGCAAGATAAGCCTGAGTCATCGCGGCAGCTTCGCCTACGGACATCCCCATTTCAGACGCAGCCGCCAATGCGGCAATAACTATTTCACGCACCCTGCGGGTGCTTTCGAGAGCTTCCAGCATTGGATTTTCCTGCTTTGCGGGCGGCGGCCGGAGCGAGGAATCCCCGGCCGCCTTTGGCACTTTCGTGACCCACACTCTGCGAACGGGCCACGCCTAAACTCTAAGGTGATTCTGACTTGCCATACAACTCATTTGTGAGTTAATGAGTCTTCAAGCTGTTTTGGAGGCTCACCGTGTTCACCATCAAAGAAGCCACGACCTGTTTCGCACGCATCGACGCGATTGCTGAAGAGAACCTGCCCGCGCTCGACAAGGCGCTGCGAAACCTGTCGCAACGACACTACCTCCCGCCTGCTGATCGTCGCGGCCGGGCCGACCTTTATCCCCTCCACACCATCTGCGCCCTGCGGGTGCTTCAAGCGGCAAGTGGCATCCTCTCTGACCGCTGGGTGCTGGATACTTTCGCGCGCGATATGCAGAGCCAACCCGCGGGACCGGCCCGCCGCGTCAGGCTTGATGGCGGTGAGCGTCCCATGTCGCCGGTCGAAGAAGCCGTTGAGCGCGTGCGCGAAGGGCAGACATTCGACTTCAACCTGCATCTTCATCGTGACGGCCGTCTTGCATTCTTTGCTGACTGGCCCTCCGACGATGCGAGTGCGGCGACCGTCGCTGACAATGTGTTCTCTGAGGTTAAGACCAAAGAGCCCGTTGCGACTTTCACCGTTCATGCCTCCCGCTTGATTGCGGAATTGCTGGTGGAGCTGGGAGCCTGATCGTGTCCCTGCTGTCGCGCCTCTTGAACCGCACTCCGGCCCACGCCGTGCAGACCCGCCGTTTCGATGGTGCGGCGGGTGGGCGGCGTGGCTGGGGGGTGGGTACCTATCACCGGCACGGGGCCGAGACGGCCGCCGCCGGACCGACTTTGCGCAACCGCGCCCGGTATCTGGCGGCGAACAACCCTTGGCTTTCTCAGGGCGTGGGCAACTACGTGGGCGCGCTGGCTGGCACGGGCATCAACCCGACGCCCCAGCACCGCGACGCCGACACGCGGGCCGGGCTTTCGGCACTCTGGACGCAATGGGGCGAAGAGGCTGACGTAGACGGTCGGACGGACGTTTGGGGCCTTCAGGCCGAGATTGCCCGGTGCCTTGTCGTGGACGGCGAAGCCATTGTGCAGCTCCTCAACACGCCTGAGGGACCGCGCTTGCGCCTCTTGCCGCCCGAGTTGGTGGACGAGTCCCTGACCCGCGAGCTGGCCGACGGCCGCTACATCGTCTCGGGCGTGGAGTTTGCCGCCGCTGGCACCCGCGCCGCCTATTGGGTATTGCCTGCCAAGCCCACCGATACCTTCGCCACGACCGCGTCGCCAGTCCGCATCCCGGCGGCGGAAATCCTGCACGTGTTCAAGCCACTCGGCCCGGGCCAAGTCCGGGGCGTGTCGTGGCTGGCCCCCGTCATCCTGTCCGCGTCCGACTTCGACCAGCTCTGCGACGCGCTCTTGATGGGGGCCAAGGTGGCCGCCATGCACGCGGGCTTCCTGACCGACATGAACGGCACGGCAGGCGAGCCTTACGACGGCACCGAAGCGGGCGGCATCATGGATTCCGGCCTTGAACCCGGCACGCTGAAACGGCTGCCGTCGGGGCTGGACGTGAAATTCAACAGCCCGGCGCAGGCGCAAGAGCTGGGGGCCTTCCTGCGCCTTAACCTGCGCCAGCTCGCCGCTGGGCTTGGGCTGCCCTCGCACCTTCTGGACGGCGACCTGAGCGACGCGAACTATTCCAGCCTGCGCGCCGGGCTTCTGCCTTTCCGCCAGCGGTGCGAGCAAGTCCAGTATGGCGTTTTCGTGCCGCAGCTCCTCAACCCGATCTGGCGGCGCGTGGTGGCGTGGGGCGTGCTGTCCGGCGCGCTGGACGCGCCCGACTACGAGTCTGACCCGCGCGCCTACCGGGCCGAGTGGTTGCCCCCGGCGTGGCAGCAAGTGGACCCGCTGAAGGACACGCAAGCGACCGTGGCCGAGATCGAAGCCGGACTGACCAGCCGCCGCAAGGCCGTGGCTGCCCGGGGCTGGGCACTGGAAGACCTGGACTCGGAAATCGCGGTCGACGGCTTCACCCCCAAACCCAAGGAGTCCGGCAATGCTTGAAGATATTCTGACACGCTCGGCCGAAGTGCGGATGAACTCTTTCGACCCGGAAACCCGGACCTTCTCGGCCGTCATCGCCACGGCTCACGCTGTAGCCCGCCGTGACGCGCAAGGCCCTTATCTGGAAATCCTGCCGCCGGACGCCTTCGATCTGGCGGCGCAAAACCTGCCCGTGCTCGACTCGCACAATACCCGCACCGTGCGGGCGGTTCTGGGCCGAACCGTATCCGTCCGGCGCGCGGACGCCGCCATTGAAGCCGACATGCGGCTTTCCTCTGCCGAAGATGTTGCCCCCGTCGGGCAACGGATCGCGGACGGAACCCTGTCGGGCGTCAGCATAGGTTACCGCGTTGCCGGATGGACCATCGGGAAGCGTGGCGCAATGCGGACCAAGACCGCCAAGCGCATCACGCTTTCCGAAGTTACCCTGACTAGCAACCCCGCCGACCCGAACGCGGCCGTGCGGCATCAAGAGGAGGCCGACGTGCCGAAAGATACCCAAACGACCGACCGCGGCGCGCTGATCCAGCGCGTCCGGGCGGCCCACAATCTGCCCGAGGACTGGGCAACCCGCATGGAAGAAGCGGGCGAAGAGCTGACCGACGATGAAGTGCGCGAGTTCGGCCGGGAAGAGGCCGTCGCCGCCCGCGCCACCCGCACCGCGCCCACCATCCGCACGGTCGCACCGCAGAACGAAGACCCGGCCGTCATCGCTACCCGCCAGACCGAAGCTCTGGCCTGCCGCATGGCTGGCGACGCCCCCAGCGACGATGCCCGGGCCTATATGGGCCTTGGACTGGAAGACCTCGCCCGCGACGCCCTGACCCGGGCGGGCGAGCGTGTGGGCATGATGGGCCGCGAAGAGCTGATGACGCGCGCCATGCACGGCACCAGCGACTTCCCCGAGCTGCTGACCGGGGCGGGCAACCGCGTGCTGATGAATGCATATCAACGTGCGGAGTCGGTGCTGAAGACGCTGGCCCGCCAGCGCACGGCGTCGGACTTCCGCGCTCTGTCCATCCTGAAGGTGGCGGAATTTTCCGGGCTTCAGAAGGTTTCGGAGCATGGTGAAATCAAGGCCATGACCACGGGCGAGACCAAGGAAGGCTATTCACTTGAAACCTTTGGCGGCATGTTCAGCCTGACCCGCAAGGCGATCATCAACGATGATCTGGGGGCGTTCGGCCGCTGGGCCGAGATGATGGGCAGCGCGGCGGCCGAAACCGAAGCGGCGCAGCTCATGGGCCTGCTGACCGCAAACAGCGGTGGCGGCGTTAAGTTGTCGGATGGGAAGAACCTCTTCCATGCCGATCACGGCAACTTTGCAGGCACGGGGGTCGCCCTCGGAAGTGCGGGGGTCGAAGGCGCACTGGATGAAGCTCGGCTCGCCATGCGGACGCAGAAGGGCCTTGATGGCAAGACGCCGGTCAACGTCCGGCCCAAGTATCTGTTGGTAGGGCCGGAGGCCGAAAGCGCCGCCGAAAAGCTGCTGGCGAGCATCTACCCGGCCACGACCGACGACGTGAACGTCTACGCCACGAAGCTGTCGCTGCTGGTGGAGCCGCGCATTACTGGCCAGCAATGGTGGGTCTTCGGTGACCCGGCCACGGCCCCGGTGCTGGAATACGCCTACCTGTCCAGTGCGCCCGGGCCGCAGCTCGCCAGCCGCGATGGCTGGGAAACGCTCGGCCGGGAGTTTCGCGTGGTGCTCGACTTCGGCTGCGGTGCCGTCGATCATCGGGGCGCATTCCGCAACGCCGGGGCCTGAACATGGCCCTGACGCTCGCCCAGCTCACGGCCGCACGTGACGCGCTTATGACAGCGCGGGCGAGCGGTGCGCGTCGCTACCGGGACCAGAACGGCGAGGAAGTGGAATACCGCTCCGATACCGAAATGGCCCGCGCCCTTGCCGCGCTTGACGCTGAAATCTCGGCCGTCACCCGGCGGCCGCCTTCCACCATCCTCTTCAGAACCTCGAAAGGACTCTGAGCATGGCAACGAACTACGTCCAACCGGGTGACACGCTCACTCTGACAGCGCCCGGGGCGATCACCTCGGGTAGCATCGTCCAAATCGGCGCGCTGATCGGCGTGGCGGCTGGCGACGCCGCCAGCGGCGAAGGCCTCGACCTTGTTACCGTCGGGTGCTTCATGCTGCCCAAGGTGTCCACCGACGCCGTAATCGTGGGCGACGTGCTCTACTTCGACGCCGCGAATGGCGTGGTCACGACCGAAGACGGCACCGGCGCGAATGACCGCATCGGCGTGGCAGTCACGGCCGCCGCCAACCCGTCCGCATCCGTTGTCGTGCGGCTGGACGGCTGACCATGCCCGCCGCTTCCACTCATGCGCGCTCAGCTCTTCCGCCGCCCACGCGGCGGGGGCTGTCGCGCGAGGAGGCGGCTGGATACATCGGCGTTGGCACGTCCAAATTCGACGCCATGGTGAGTGACGGGCGGATGCCCAAGGCCAAGAAAATCGACGGGCGAAGGGTGTGGGACGTGCGCGCTTTGGACCAATTTTTTGACGCCTTGCCCGGTGGGGACGAGTCCGACCACAATGCTTGGGATTAAAGGATGCCCGAGGGTTCGATGAAATTCAGATTGAAATACGTGGTGGAGGACGTGGACCGCCACGGCAACGTCCGCCTCTACTACCGCCGCAACGGGCGGAAGGTTCGCTTGCGCGGCCCCGCCGGTTCGCCTGAGTTCTTGGCAGACTACCGCACCGCTGCCGCTGGCCCGAAAGAGGCCAAGACCGATAAGGCCGGGCGCGTGGTGCCTAAGAGCTTCAGGTGGCTTTGCGTCCAATACTTCAAGAGCGCCATGTTTCAAGAGCTGGACCCCCGGACTCAGAAGGTCCGCCGGTCCATCCTTGAACGGTTTTGCGAGCACAAGGGCGACGGGGACAAACCTTTCGCTCAATTGCTGCCCCGCCATATCCGCGTCCGCCGTGATGAGATGGCGGACCGACCCGAGGCCGCCAACGGCATGGTGAAGGCCGTGCGCCAGCTCTACCGCTACGCGCTTCGCTATGACCATCACGACGACAACCCGGCGGAAAAGGTCGAATACCTAAAAGGTAACCCCGACGGCTACCATTCGTGGACGCTGGCCGAGATTGAGAAATACGAACAAGTGCATCCAATTGGCACCCCCGCGCGGCTCGCCTTGGCCCTCGCTCTCTACACCGGCCAACGCCGCGCCGATCTAGTGGTGTTGGGTAAGCAACACGTCCGCGATGGATGGCTGATCTTCAAGCAGCACAAAGGCCGCAATCGCAAGCCGGTCCGCATGGAAATTCCGATCATCCCCGAGCTTCAGCGGATCATCGACGCGACCGACACTGGCGACATGGCCTTCCTGAAAACCGCCTTTGGTCGGCCGTTCACATCGAACGGCTTCGGCAATCGCTTCCGCAAATGGAGCGACGAAGCCGGGCTTCCGCACTGTGCGGTTCACGGACTCCGCAAGGCCGCCGCAGCACGGCTTGCCGAACTGGGATGCACGGAACAGGAAATCATGGCGATCACCGGCCACCGAACCAGCAAAGAAGTCACCCGTTACACCCGCGCGGCCAGTCAGAAAACCCGTGCCGAAAGCGCCCTTCGTCGTCTTTCCCTAGAACAAACCCCGGACGAAAGTGTCCCACTTTTGGCAGCGGTTGTGCCGGGTGGGACAAAATCGCAACCTAAGTGA